TCATGGCCGGCTTCGGCTTGCCATTGGCGCGTCCCGCGTAGTTGGCTTCCGGCGCGGCCAGTTCGACCAACTTCTCGAGTTGGTTAATAGCCATGCCGTTCAGCTCGTCCTCCGAGAACGAGTTCCGCTTGCTGGCCAGGATGGCCTTGACCATCTCGGCCTTCTGCTTCTTATCGTTCTCGACCATGCGGGTCAGGCCTTCGCGGACTTCGGCAGGGGCATTCTGGACGTACTCTTCGACTGTCACGATGCCTTCGCCTTCCTTCTTCCCTTCCGCTTCCTTGCCCTTGGTCTCCTTGGGCTTGTTCGCGGCGGGGGTCGGCGTCTGCTTCTGGCCTTCGCCTTCCTTCTGCTTGCCCTCTTCTTCCTCCGACTTGGTCTCACGGGGGAACAGGGAGTCAAACGTCGCGTCGTTCAACGCGGCGAGATGCTCCTTGTCCTCTTCCTTGACCTTGCCGTCCTTGATGAGAGCGGCGATGCGTTCCTCACGATTCATTTGAATCTCCTTGTTGTGAGGTTTGGTGTTATGTGAAACGGAGCCGGAACCATCGTTGCCGGTGGGAACGTACGAAACCTCGACCGAAACCGGTTTTGGCTTCCCCGACAACTCGACCCCGTCCTCCTTGACTTGGTAACCTTGCTGGAACAACTCGGGTTCGCCTTCATCGTTGGCGACTTCGTATACGAACGAGTCCTTGAACACGTCCACCACGTGCGCCACGATGCCTTGCTCCTTCACGGCTTGATGCAGTTGGCGACTGATGTCACCGAACGATGCGTTCTTGCCGAAAAGAATCCGGCTTCCCAAGTCCAGCAAACCTTCGAGTGCACCACCGATGATACTCACGTCACCTCCTTCGTTGCCTGCTGGGGTTTTCATATCCTCTCGCTTGTACAGCGCCTTCAACTTCCGCAGTGCCTCCGCCTTATCCGGTCCCACATACTTCGACCCGCGGTAACCACCATGCAGTGCGGCCCACGCCGCACCCATCAGACGGTGGTCGATTTTCCCGTCCACATCCTTGACACGCAAGTGCCAAGTACTCGGCTTCTGTGGGTCCTCGACGACCAGGTAGTGACCAGCGGGATGATTGCCGTCCCCTTCCTTCTTCGTGACCGCGTTCGAGGCCATACCCGTCATCGGCGTCCCACATTCGGGGCACTTGATTTGATTACAAGGCGTCCCGCGCTCATGCTTCGCGGTTGCTCCACAATCGGGACAAACGCAGGTGTCCGTTCCCCCGTCCCCTTGCTTGGGGCCTCCTACACCCTGGCCATCCCCTCGCGCGTTGCCATCCAAGTCCTGGTTGACGCGTGGCATACCGGCACCATCTTCCCAGGAGCACGCGCCTCGCTGGCCGGGGAGAACGGCCAAGTGGTCCTCCGCTCGGATGCCATGCACCACGCCGGAATACTCCTTCCCTTGGAACGTCCCATTCTTCCGCTCCACTTGCAGGAACAGTCCGGTCGAGACTTCGAGCGGTTTGTTGGCACGGAGGGAGGCCATCACCGACCGGTCGACTTTGTCCGCCTTGACCGGGTCGATGTAGGACACACACTTCAGCTTCCCGGCATCGTAGCGGGTATCGTAAACGTTACCGACCCCCTGCTTAGCAATAACTTCGGGTTTGTTCGCCGAAGCAAACTGGCCATCGGGTCCTGTCGGATGCCTGACAACAATCGGCCTGCCATTCCACGCGGCGGGGAACTCGGAGAGCGCCTCGTCCGTATACAGCAGGCCGTTCACGACGCCTTTGGTAATCATGATTGTCGGGACCGCTAACATCTTCTTGCCATCCAGTTCCCGCTCCTCAATCATGGCCGACATGTTCGCAGAGACAGTTTGGAATATCTCTTCCGTGAACTGGGTTCCTTCTTCTGGCATGACCATCTCCTCCAAGTTATCGCCTACTGTATTGGCAACCGCCCGCTCGCGCTCCATCGGTTTGTACCCATGCCGCGCAATCCAAGCCTTCGCCTTTGTAAATGACCACTGACTCTTGCTGAACCGAATCGCTTGCAGTTCGACCTTGCCACTCCGGGTTATTCCCCAGATGGCATGGATACCGGAACCAAACTTGTTGTTCTGCCTCCTCTTCTTCGGATACTTGTCCGGGTTCCTCAATCGAAACGCATGCTCATTCGGATATGGCATCGTTGGTTACTCCATTACTCCTTATATTATATCGTCATTGTGCCGAACTATGGCATTCTGCCGCCAACTGAAAGTTTACCTTGTTTTCCCTGCGCCCGAATATGGCCTCATGGTTCCGCCTGCCCTGCTCACTGTAAACCTTGGACCTGGAGCCGGCTCGGCGCCTCGCATGGTCGTTCACATCCCCCTTGTGGTACTTGGGCTTGTAGCCCACCCCGGTCTTGAGATTAAGATTTGCCATGACCTTTTCCTTTTTGCTCATCTTCCACCCATTGTTAGCCATCGGTCACCCTCCTTGATATCCATTGGTAATGATGACGATGATGTCCGACTGACCGACCAGCCGCCGGAGGTTGACCAACGTGTCATGGATATCTTTCGGTGCATCCACTTTGACCGCCTCGTCCAGGTCCTGGAACAACTCGTCCGTCAGTAATGACGCACCCAACTGCAGGAACTCATGGAGGGCCTGACCGCCGTGCTTCCCCACCCACTCGGTCATGTCGGCGAGGCCCGTGCCACTCCCGACCTGGCCGACCATCTCGCTGTTGCCATCTACCAGATAGTAACTCATTCCCTACTCCTTCTTCTTCGACACTGTACGGCGCCTCATCCCGCGCTTCTCTTTCTTCGCCTTCTTGAACAATGCCGCCAATTCGTCCTCATTCCCCTTCTTCAGCAGTCGCACCAGGTCCTTCGGCTTACCGACCTTGACCATGGCCCGTAACTGGAAGTTCCCATATCCCTTCTTGATATAGGCGGTCGCTTTGCCGGACTCCACCGAACCGGTGCGTGTATCGAACGCGACTGTATATACGTCCTTGGGCAGTACCTTCAATCGCTTTCGGTCAGCCGCCTTCAACATCCGCGCATGCTTGTTCATGGTGATTTTCGCGAACTCACCCGGCTTCTTCGATATCACGATGCTCTTGAGTTCCAGGAGGTAGCGAGGCGGCGGCCCAGTGGGGTTGTCCAGCTTCCATTTCCGGCTGACGCCCGCAATCACGTCAAACGGCCGGTTATCAGGGGTGTTCTGTGCGTCCCCTATGGCCTTCGCCAACCACCGCTCGTTCGCCTTGGCAATCCGCTGCTCTGCCGCCTTGGCGGGATTGGCGTTCTTCAGTGCGGCCTGCACCTTCTCGTGGTCCTTCGGTTGCAAGCATGACAACCCACGCCTCACGTTGCCGGTCACGACCAGTACGTCCGCTATCGACCGATGCACCGATATGCACGGCGGCAGATTCCCGGCGACCCCCTTGAAACTCCCCTTACGCAGTCGACGCTTGACAATCGCTTCCCGCCTCACCTCGCGCCGTACCCGCTTCTCCACCTCCTTCTTTGTCAGTTTCGGTGCGACCGGTATTGCCACGCATCGGCAGTTCGGGTGTGCCGGTATCAGTCCACGAATCTTCTCCAATGGCATCGGCCCTTCCCGCTCGAACCCCTCGCACAGTTCGCATACCGCCGCATCCCCCGCCGTACTGAACTCCGCTTTGACCTTCACCCCTTCGATGCCTGCCGCCTCATACGTGTTGATGGTCGCCATGTGATGTGCACGCATGATTTCCGTCCTGGCCAACATCTTCGCCCTCGTGATGCCGATTTTGTCCACGCGGTCATTCAGTTCCCGTGCAATCACCAGCGGACTCTTCCCTTCCAATAGTCCTCCCGCCAGTACACGCCCTATCTGCTGACTCATCGCCGCGTTGATGCCATCCAACTCCTCGTATGCCCTCATCGCCAGCATACCGGCAGCATCGGCGTGCACCGGTTGCAGGAACGCCCCGACCCCAGCCACCGGCTCGGCCCCGAACAGTTTGGGCTGGAGTTTCTTCAACTCGGCGTTACCCCGCGCCACACCTTTCTTGTAGGCCGACTCGATATACATGTCCGTCCATCGTTCATGCCCCACAACCCCCTTCACCGGCCCCCTCGTGATGGTGAATCGAGGCGGCCCCTTCATGATGCCGGCTTGGGACTGCTGACGGAGCCAACGCATGAATCCATCCACCTTCTCCGGGTTGGTCGGGAAGTCGAACTGTCGATATCCAGCCCGCACCATCCTCAACTTCGCCGGGTTCGCCAGTACGGTCATGCCTGCCTTCCTCAACCCCAAGCAATCATACTTCACGATGGACTCATACATGACCGTCTTCAATGCCGTGAACCGACTGACCAAGTCCGCCGCGAACTTCCTCCTCAATGTCCCGGTGCGACTCGGGTCAATCATCTCCGGCGTCACGCGCCGCCCCCTCGACCGATTGATAAAAGGATGGTAGGGCAGCCCACAGGAGGGGCAATCAGGCTGTAACAACCCGTTTGTAGTTTGGCTGGCCGCCCTACCATCCAGAATCGAACTACTCATTCTCTTCCTCCATCTCCTCCTCTACGCCATCCTCCTCTTCCTCCTCGCCTTCGTCCGTATCCATCGCCTCCCTGGCGTCCCGCTCCTCCTCCTTTAGTCGCTCGACCATGCCATCCAACATCTCCTTCACTTCCTCGACATCCATAAAGAGCATCATCTCCATGAATATGTCAGGCGGCATCAGTGACTCGAGTCCGGCCTCCTGATACATCTTCATCATCTCGGTTTTCTTGACCGCGATGTCCACCTGCTCCTGCTCCGACAAGGCCATGATATCAGGCCATACAACCTTGTACTTATCCTGCCGGGGTTTCGGCAGTATCCCGCACTCAATCAATCGGTCAATCAATGGGCGCAACATCATCGGCTCACAGAAGTTCCGGCGTCGCTCATCGACCAACGTCAACCAGGCCTCGGTATCCTGCTCCCCGGCCAACCGCGCCTCCTCACTGCCTACCAATATGCGCTTGGGGATACCGGTAGCGGCCGACACCTCCTGTAACTGGGCGTCCACATGGAACTTCGGATTGACCGCGGCTGGCTTACCCAACTCCTGGACTGTCAGACCCTGCAACTTCATGTAGCGGTTCATGCCGTGGATGTAGTTCTCGATTTCGGTTTCGAGTTGTTCCAGTGTCTTGGCGTCCGCGTCGGCATCGGCGTCCAGTACGAACCCCAGGCCGGGAAAGGCGCCCCGCCAGAACATCTCACCGGAACCGCCTGTGATTCTGGCCAGGTTCAGTAAGTTATTGTATACGGCCTCCAGTCGGGGAGTCCCATACACCTCACTCGTCGTCGTATCATCGGCCACATGGATGACCCGTGACCAATGCACGCCATCCGAATAGGTCTGGCTGAATGACAGCGAATACAGTTCCGGTAACCCATACCGGGGGTCCTTCTTATCACCGACCGACTGCGTTATTGTGACATCCTTCTCGGTCAGCGGGGTCAGGTACAACAACTGCTTGGCGGACATTAACGGCTCCTTGAACTCCTTACCGTCATCCGCACCGATGAACAAGACACCGAACTGGCCTATGCCTGCTATCCTATCCGTCCTCCTCATATAGTGCCAGATATGGTTCTCGTCCACAAGTTCACGCCACTTGTCCTCGAACTTACTGTTCTGGGCCGGGTCCTCGTCATCGGTCACCTCGGGCGTCACCCGCCAGCACGCATCTGGAAAAGCATTGACTATCCGTTTCCCATATCCGGTCCGCTGATACTTGGCCAGGTAGTCATCGAACATGACACTGATGGGAAACCCCAGTGCGGCATACAAGTCACGGTCTGTCCCATAACTGTAACCGCCCCTGGCTGCGGCTTCCCGTCTGCTGGACAGTGGGCCTTGCATATTGGCCCTCATCAGTGCATTGGCCATCCTCATTCTATTGATGACTTGTACCACCTGCTCCTGGGTCTTGACAACCTCGGCTGGCTCGATTCTGGCTTCCCTCAGTCTGGCAT